TCCATGTCGTCTGCCGGAGATAGATTTGTCCGCCGGTGATCACCAGCGTCCATTCGTCCTCCGCCGTTACGCCGCGCAGGGCGTCCTCCCAGACCTCCACGCCGTCCACCGTCATAGAAACGCCGGACTTCCCCAGCGTCACGACGGCAGTGCCTCCATTCAGCCCCACTGTCAGAATGGGATTGTCAAGAGTCACGTCCACCATCCCGCTCCACACCAAGCTCCACGGCTGAGTGTAGTTCATCGGCTGACCCGTCACCTTGTCCCAGATCACGGTCCCATCCGCTCCCAATACCAGCTTTCCGTTTTGGATGCGGTTTTCTCCTGCCGCCGTGCCCTGCACATCGTACAGCCCCGGCCATGTCACCCGGATACCGGACTTTTTGCAGTTGGGACAGGCCACCACCGCGCCGGTGGTGGTGGCGGTAGCGTAGGCCACCCGGAAATCCACCCAGCCGGTGTCTGCCTGAACGCCGTTCTCCGTCTGCACCTGACAGCGAACGGCGTAATCCGTGTCGGAAAACAGGCCGTCATACTCCATCCGCAGTTCCGCCGTGCCGTAAATGCGCCCGCTGTCATAGAGCGCCGTATCGCTGCTTTTTGCCCGGAGCATCCACCGCACCCAGTTCAGCGTGTCTCCCTGCGCCTGAGAATAGGCCGCCGTAAATGCGTACTTCCGCACCGTCAGCGGCGAGGGGATGGCGGCCACGGTCAGTACCGGGTCCGCCCTCGTCAGAAAGACCGATGCGCTCCGCTGGGTCACGCTCTCTGCGTCGGTCTCCCCCCACCACTGCTTGATGATCAGCTTGTACTGCTGCCCATTCTCCATATTCGCCCCGCTCAATGCGTCAGCCGGAATGGTGTGGGTAAACAGCACGGTGTTTCCCGCGTAGTCGATCCCATAGAAGGGACATTCCTCCGTCAGCTTCCCCGTGGTGTACACCTGCGTGGACGCCGCATCGTTTTTGCAGATCGTCAGGGAAAATGCGGTCATAGCGGAGTTGCCGTTCACCTGCCAGCTCACCGCCAGCGGCTTTGTAATATCAACCGTGCCGTTTCCCAGTTCCCCAAGGGACGAGGGATAAATATTCGTTGGTTGGAATAATGCCATGCGCCCGCCTCCCTTAATTTTTGTAAAGGCCCAGATTCCCGGCCCCGCTGTTCAGTGCCCGCATCACCTGCGCAACGGTCAGGCGGTCAGCCGCCTCCGCCCCGATATGAACGCCGTTCACGCTGTAGCTGTCTCCGTAGTGGTCATAGCTGGTTCGGCTCATCACCGTTTTCCCCGGCATGGTGCCGCCCCGCTCCGCCGCGCCGTACAGCCACCCCAGTTCACTCATCCGCTTCTGGAAGGTGCTGTCTGCGCTTGGCTCCAGCATCTTCTCCGCCAGCAGCGGGGGAATCACGATCTCGTCCTGACTGGTGGCCTTGATGCCCCCCAGCCCCCGCAGGATTCCGCCGGAGTCATATTTTTTGTACGGGTCTTTTCCACTGTATTTGTCATTGATCTTGTTCTGGCGCTCTTCTTTCAGTTTGTCGATGGTGGCCTGACTGGCTCCGCTCTTCTCTGCGTTCTTGATGGCCAGAGAGTAATCCACATTGCTGTCATAGCTCTTGCCGCCGGACGAGCTGGACGAACCGCCTTTTGAAGAACTTCCGCCGGAACCGCTTCCGCCTCTGTCCGGGTCCTTGCCGCCGTACATGGCGTTGATCTTGTTTTGCCGCTCTGTCTCTAACTGCTTGATCAGCCCTTCCCCGGCCCCGGACTCCTTGGCCTGCTTGATGGCAAGGTTGTAATCCACGTTTTTGTCATAGCCCGTGTAGTGCATCTCGTTGCCGTCCGCGTCCACCTTCGTGTAAAGCCCGGAAAGTTTTCCATTGACAGCTCCCTGATGTACGTTGATGGCGCTCTTAGCATAGCCGTTCTCGTCATACGTGATGATATATCCGTTTTTCTCAACGGTTCGCCCCGCCAACTTTGGGTCACGGCTCATATCCGCGCCGGTGAAGGACCCCTTCACACCCTTTCCGTATGGCGTGGTGTCCCGGTAATTCAGGTTGGCGTCGCTGCCGTCTGCCAGCTTCCAGCCGGAGTCCCCCTCCTTGAACCCCTCGTTCATTTCTGTCTGCGTCCAGCCGCCCCCCGGATTCTTCGTGTAGTCGAAATGGAAGCCGCCGGTGGCCCCGGCCGCACCCATCATTCCCGGCAGCATCGTCTGTCCGGGGAGCATAATCCCATTCATAGCCCCGGCAATGTACTGGTTCAGCTTGCCCAGCAGGTTGTTGACCTCTTCCACCTGCTGCCGCATCTTGGGCGTTCCGTTTCTGGCAATGTCGCTGAGAATGTCGTCAATAGTCCGGGTGGGGTCCTGCAAACTGTCCGTGATCCGCTTCCACTCGTCCTTCAGGGTCTCGTAGGTCTCCTCGATCAGCTTTTTCTTGGCCTCCAGCTCGTCGATTTCCCGCTGAAGGGCCAACTCCCGCTCATACTCCGCCAAGTCCTCCTTTGCCTTTTCATAGGCGTCCTGTGCGGACTTGACCGAGGATGCGTTGGCCTCCCACTCCCACTGTCCGGTTGCGGCATTGAATACCCGCACCGTCCGTTCCTTCTGGGCTTCCAGCAAGGCGTTCTGCTTTTCCAGCACCGCCGCCTTCAACTGTTCCAGCTTCAGGGCTTCGTCCTCTGCTTCCTTGGCGTCCTTCAGCGCCGCGATCTGCTTGTCGATGGCGTCAACCTGCTTGTCACGGGCATCCGCCGCTTCTTCCAGCTTTTTGTTAACGGCGTCCTCTAATTCATTCCACAGATCCTTTTGCAGCTCTTGGATCTGCTTGGTGATCTTCCAGTGCTCCGTGGACAAGGCGTTGATGTCCGCCTGACTGGCCCCGATTCGCCGCATATACTCCGCCTGCTGGTGGAGCGCCGCTTGGATCTGCCGCATCTTGTCGATCTGGTCCGCCGTGCTGTCCCCACGCTCCTGCATGAGTGAAAGCTCCGACTTCCGCAGGGATACGATGTCCTTCAGCCGTTCCAGTTCCGCGTCCTTGGCGGACTTTCCCGTGGAGGTGGACGTGTCCACCGTTCCGGGGTCCACCGTTCCGGGGTCCACCGTCCCGCTGTCCCGCCCGGTGTCCGTAAACATGGACTTGTAGATCCGGTTCAGAACGATGGCGCGGGCTTCGTCATAGGTCTTGGCCTTTCCGGTCTGCAACAGGCCCTTGATGGTCCGCTCTACATCCTGCGTCTTGGCGGCGCCGATCATGCCCACGGAATAGGCTGCCGCCCCGGCCTCTGTGGCCAGCTGCCGCAGTGCCCCGATCTGCTGACTCAGGTCCAGCTTTTTCTCGTTCAGAACGATCATCCGCTTCACCAAATCGTAAATCTGGTTTCCGGACTTCCCCGCCTGCCGCTGTACCTTCAAAAGCCCCGCCACATAGTCGCCCATGGGCTGTGTGGCTTTGTTGACCTGTGCCAAAAATGCCTTCAGTGCGTCATAGTCCGTCTGTTGGGCGTCCGTCAGTTTGCCGTTGGCCTTGATGGCTTCCTCATAGGCTGCCACCTGCTGTTCCGCCGCTGTTTTCACGGCGTAGAAATCGTTGATCTGGTCCTGTTGGATGCTTCGCCCGGATTGAAGCTGGTCCGTGTACGCCTTGGCTTTGTCCGCCAGCGTTTCGTAGGTGATCCCCAGCCGTTCCAGGTCTGCCGTGGTGCTGATGGCCTGTCCCGTCACCAGCCGCAGCTGAGCGATCATTTCCTCCGTGGACTTGAAGGACCGGCCCACAAATTCATCGTAGCCCTTCACGCTGCCCATGGACGTGATGGTGGTTCCACCGGCCCCGCCCACGGTCTGCGCCTTCTTCTCCGCGATTGCCGTCAGGTGCTTGATCTGCTGTTCCAGTTCGGCGTTTTCCGCTTCCAGCGCCTTCTTTTCCTCGATCAGCTCCGGGGTCAGGTCATGCCACGGGATTTCGTTGATCTCGTCCAGCCGCTTCTTGTTTTCCTCTAATTGGGTGTTGTTGGTCTCGATCTCCGTGTTCAGGGTGGACAGGCTTTTCCGGTAGTCCTCGGTTGCTTTCCACACAAGGCTGAACGCCCCTGCCGCCGCTGCGATTGCCAGCAGCCACGGGTTCATGGCGATTCCAGCCGCCGACAGCTTTGTAACCGCCGCCGTCGCGCCCTTAGCCGCCGCTTTCAGCGCCAGCATTCCCAAAACCGCAGTCCCGGAAACCGCCGCGAAATGCCCAATGTCCGTGTTCAGGACTTCCACTGCGCCGATCAGCACGTCCAGCCCGCCCTTAACGGCATCGGTGCTCACCATGCTTTGGATGAACTCCGCCCATTCGTTTTTCAGGATGTTTGTCTTGCGGGTCCAGCTGTCCATTGCGTTTTCAATTTCCTTGTCCGCGCTGCCTACGGCGTTGGCGTAGTCTTTCAGCATGGACTGGTACATATCCCAGTTCTGGATCAGGGCCAGCAGCTGAGAAGTCCGCAGCTTGCCGCCGATGTCGCTGACCATCTCCATCAGCTTTTGTTCGGTCAGCAGCCCGTCCTTCATGCTCTGGGCAAGGCCCCCGATGGCCTCCATGGGGTCAATGACCTCGCCGGTGGCCTTTGCCGCTTCATACGCCGCCGGGGCGTACTGCCGGATCACGTCCTTCAACCCGGCGATCTCCCCGGTGGTCCACGTCACGCCCTCGTCGATCTCGGTTTTCGTGTCCCCCACGATGTTCAGCACCAAGGCCCGGAAGGCTCTTGCCGCTTCGCTGCCGCTCCGCTGGGTCACGGCGGTGATCGTACCGATGGCCGCCGTCAGCTCGTCAATGCCAACATGGGCCTGTGCCGCCACCGGGGCCACGGTGCCCAAGCCCTCCGCCAGCTTTTCAATGCTGGTGGCGTACTTGTTGTCGATCTCGTTGGCGCCGTCCAGCACCTTGGTCAATGCTTCAATGTTGCCCTTGTACTGATACGCCGCGTCCACGGACAACAGGAATTGCTGTGCCGTTTCCGCGTTGGTGTCGCCCACCAGCTTTGTCTTGGTGGCCAGCTCCGCCAGTGCGTCCGCCTGTTCGCCGTAACCGGCACGGGCAAACGCCGCCACAGAGTTCAGGTATTCGTCCGCCGCTTCGCCGTAGGCCGATGCCGTCTCATACGCCCGGTCCCGCAGTTCCTCCATCTGCTCCGCTGTAAAGCCAGTTACCTTGCGGACCGTCACCATTTCATCGTCCACGGCCTTCATGGTGGAAATGGCGTCCCGGAAGGCCCCAATGGTCTTGGAGACGATGGTGCCCACCACTTGCCATTGCAGCATTTTCAGGTAGACGTTGGTAAAACTGTCCCCTAACAGCCCGTTTTTCTCGGTCATCTCCTTCGTGCCCTTCTGAACCTTATCGGAGGAGTTCAAAAACGCTCTTTCAAATACGCCGGCGCTGTCCGCCGCATTCTTGGTGGCATTCCCGATGCCCACCATGCCCTCGATCTGCCGCTGCATGGCCGTGGGGTTATAGGGGGTGTTCTGCGCCGCTCTGGTCTGCTGTTGTAAATAGGCGTTGGCCTGACGGGTGGCTTTCAGTTCCGCGGCCGCGGCTTTCTCCGCCGCTTGGGCCTGCTGTCGGTAGTTCCGGGTCACGGTCTGCTGGGTCACAGCCAGATCCCCCGTCTCCTTGTTCAGCGTCGCCACCACGCGGGTGGTCTCTCCCAGCCGTGCGGAGAAATCCCGAACCTGCCGCGTGGCTTGCCCGTTTGCGTCAAAGGTGGTGGAGACCTTCTGTAAGTTCCCCGCCAGCTTCCCGGCGGCATTGGCTGCGCCGTTCAGACCCTGCGCCGTGCCGTCCAGATTCACCTTCGTGGAGGAAACCGACGCGACCTCCTGCTTCAGCTTTGCGATCTCCGCCCGGACCTCTGTAAAATCGGGTACGCCCTTAAAGATAATTTGTGCCATGCTTCACCGCCCTGCCTTTACTTCAATATCCTTCGTCACCCTCCCGGCCCGTGTAGCCGTTGGCTTCGATCTGTAATTCTGCGTCCTGTTGGTTCATGGCCCGTACCAGCGTTTCCTCCGCCCGTCCGCCTTCTACCAGCTCCGTGACAAAATTTTCAAAAAACGGTCTGGCCGGGGGCCTCCGGGTCCAGTCATAGGGCGGGTTCAGATGCTCAATTCGTCCGATCAGCGCGTCTCCGTTCAGCGGGCTTTCCACCTGTTCGCTCTCGCCGCTGGGCTGGTAGTCCATGGAAACGCTGTCCTCTGTCACCGCAAACTCCGTGTTGCCGTCAATGTCAGCCAAGCCGCCGTATTCTCCCCGCCGGATATATTCCTTTGGGTCGAATTTTTCGTATACGTCTCCCTGCACGTGCTCGAAAAGGCATTGGGACAGATCCTCCCGCAGCGTGGGCATGGCCCCCGCCAGCGCCGCCTTGAACCGCTGTTCCAGCGCCGCCATGTCCTCGTCCAGCCCTGTGATCCTGGCAGACACGCTTCCGCTCATTTCCCCGCTCCTTTCCATCATGTTCGTGGCCTCACGAAAATGGTCCCAAGCATACGCCGAAGCATGAGGATCTCATGCTCTCCCGTCTGCCGGGGAACAAAAAGCGGAGCCGACCGCCGGGTTTCCCCGGCAGTCAGCCCCGCTCGGCTCATCCTATCCAACGCTTAGGATAAGGCGTTTTTGGTGTGTCCCTTACTCGCCGGTGACTTCCAGAACCGCCTGCGCGGTGTACTTGGCCGCCCCCTCGGCGGGATACTGGATGGCGATGCTCCCGGTGCCCTGTGTGCTCCCGGCGGTCACAATGCCGTCCGTGGAGACCGTGGTCCCGGTAGCAGTCCCGGCGGTCACGGTGTACTTCAGCAGGCTTGCGGGAGAGGGCGTCACCAGTTCCCCGTTTTTCATGACCAGCTTGGCATTCACGGGGGCAGTGCCACTGGCGGCCACGCTCACCACGCCGCCGATCACAGCGATCCCGGCCACCTCGTCGCTTTCCTCGTCGGGAACCAGCACCATGTAGGCGGAAGTGCCCATGCCGCCGCAGGCGTCGCACTCGGCAGAAATCACCTCGGCGTCCTCGTTGATGGCGCGGCCGGTGATGGTGGTGGTATCGTAGT